TTAATTTAACAAATGAATCAATGTATGTCCGTTCAGGATGGACTTCATTAACATCTACATTAGGTTGTGCAGGAATGTCTGACCAAGATTGGGGGTATGTTTATGGTTCGGAGAGTGGTATTAAAGTTGCATACGCAACCGATAGTGTATATACAACGACACAATGGGCACCATCAGGACAACAAAAAGGTATTAGTTCTAAAATAGGAAGAGGGTATTGTGGTAATGAGGGAACATATAATGGTGGATATAACTTAAGAAGATGGCAATTAAAAAACGAAACTAATTTGGGAACTGTTGCAAAACCACATCCAAATTGTGGAGAAGAAAACTTTACAATGGGACAAGATTGGCAATATATGTTAGGAGTTTATGACGGAACAGGACAAACAAATAATAGTTGGAAATTTTATTATACAACCGAAAGTGGAACTGTAAACCCATCTGGATTAGCACCAACTGCACATGCCGGACAATCATCAGGACATTGTGGATGGAGAAACTAAAAATTTACAATATTTATAAAAAAGATATTAAGATATGATATACGAAAATTTGGTAGTTACCGGTTCACTTAAAGTAACATCAGGATTAGTGGGTGTTCCAAAAAACACAAAGGCAAATAGACCGGGTAGTCCTACTTCGGGGTCTTTATTTTTTCAACAATCTCCAAGTTCTAGTTTATTATATGTTTATACGGGTATACCTAATAACGATAGTGGTTGGGAAGCAGTGGGTAACCAAGCTGCACCTTATAATTCATTCAAATATCGTCAAATTATTAATTACGGATATGTTGCAGGAGGCTATAAAGATTCATCCCCTTGGAAAAATGTTCATAAAGCAGTATCCGCAACTGACCAAACATCACATTTAGGACAATTGATGGACTATCCTGCAAACTATACAAAAGGTGCATGTAGCAAAACAATCCTTTGGATATTTTCCTCAAATACGGGCAATGCATTTACAGGTCCCTCTACAGTTTCGGACACATATACTACGGCTGTAAATATGGTAACGGAAACAGGATATACACATCAAACTAAATGGGACATCACAACAGCAAGAGCAGATTGTGGTGTAATGTTCCAAGAAACGGAATTTGCATTTATATTCGGTGGATATGCTTCAACTGTAGACGTTTTTAATATGACAACAGAAATATGTTTAACAGGACAAGGATTATCATCTATTGGTGGTTCGGAGACCTGTTCGTCATTTTCCGATGAAAATAGTGGATATGGTCATAGTGATAGTACAGGAATAAAAATGAATTATGCAAATAGAACATTTACTTCAACAACACAATGGGGAGCACATGGTCAACAAAAAGGAATTAGTAGTAAAAATGGTAAAGGGTATGCGGGAAATGAAGGTTCTTATAATGGTGGATATAACTTAAGAAGATGGCAATTTTCAACAGACACTAATGCCGGAAATGTTAGTAAACCGGAAGGAAATTGTGGAGAAGAAAACTTTACAATGGGACAAGATTGGCAATATATGTTAGGAAACTATAATGGTGTACAAAATAATAATAACTGGAAGTTTTATTACGCAACGGATAGTGGAACTGCCGGAGTTAGTGGTTTATCACCAACTGCACAGGCAGGACAATCATCAGCAATTTGTGGATGGAGACAATAATATTTGGAAAATTAAAAAAAATTAAGTATATTTAGAATTAATAAAAACAAAAGTTATAAAATGCAAAACGAATTAAAATACGAACAAACAAGATTTTTAGAAGATGAATTAGATGTAAAACTAATTTCAGTAGCACAAGATTTATCATTTTCCACACCAAAATACAAACTTGATAACTTTGTAGGTGGTGCTCAAATTACACCATATGCTAAAATTAAACAATGGTTTATGGAATTAAGAGCAAGAGAAGATGCGGTTGAACATTTGGAATATCTGGTTAAGAAAAAAGAAATTGAATTAGAAATTGAAGCAGAGAAATTAGAATTTGTAACCGATGAAAAGAAAAAGAAATTAATTCAATTAGAAATTTTTGACGGTAATATTGATTTAAGAAAATATAAAAGAAGTCTAAACGATGCCTATAAAGAAAGAAAATCAATTATAGATTTAATCAAAAGTTTTTTAGATAGTGAAGATGGAAAATTACCAAATGGTGAATCTTTTATGGAAGTATTTAAGCAACCAGAATTAGAAGCACATTATGAACATGAATATTGGACGGTAAGAATGGCAAAACAGGCAATGTTAGATATGGTTTCTTATGGTAGATTGGGAACAGGTAATTTAGATTCAATTTTAATGATGAAACCTGAACAACAACAGCAAGTATTATCATTAACTGCACAATATGCTATTACAATGGAAAGAAATGTAAATGAGTTAATGGGTAGAGCTGCAACAGGAGAACCATTACCATTATTAGAACAAAAATTGAAAGAACAATTAAAATTAGGTTCCGTTAGTAATCAAATAAACGAACAATTATTATAATGATACACATTTTATTCAAACCAGTAAACACACCAGGTTATATTAAAGTAATAGGAACATATTTGAATTATTCGGTAGGTAGAATACCTGATGAATATTGTGATAATAGAGTTGAACTACATAAAATAGATGCAATTGTAATTCCAGAAAATATTGCACCTGGATATAAATTTGCAGACATATATGGAGATTATGTATCCGTTAAAAAAAATACACAACTTGCCGAAGACTTTTCTTTATTACAATCTGATGAAGACCAGACAATAAAAGTTAGATACTTCTTAACAGAAGAAGATAGACAATTAGGTGTAACTTTTAATAAAATTGTAATGAAAAAAATTATAAGTGATAGATTTACCGAAAGATTGAAAGAATTGATGTTTGACGCATCACTATTAGAAAAAGCAACTTGGGAAGAACAAAAAAGAGAAGCATTATTATATCAATCGGACAATACGGCAAATACTCCTTTAATTGATATTTTAGCAATCGGAAGAGAATTAACAAAAGAAGAATTGGTAACAAAAATTATCAATAATGTAAACACATATAATACAGCATTAGCAAACTTATTAGTTGAACAACAACAATTGGAGCAAAGAGTAAAAGCATGTGTAACTATTGCAGATTGTCATAGATTAAGACATGAGAAATTTGGATTTAGTGTTAGTTATCAACAACAAATGGATGAAAATATTCCAACAACCCCATTGACACTTCAAATGGATTTCTAAATTTTATGGAAAATAGTTATTTAGATACTTACGAATATGGTTTAATTGCAACCGATATGGTGGATATTACTATTCTACCAACCTTATGTGAAAAAATATTAGGAAAGGAAGAATATATAAAAAATCTAAATGACAAATCCAGAGTTCCATTCAAATATGTAAATAAAGATAGTATCACCCAATATCACTATTATTATAGTTTAATGGAATTAGGTATTGAAGAAGTTGATATAATTGTTGTAAAAATAAAAGAACTGGTTTTCAAATTATTTGGTTGGGAAACATTTTATCTTAAAATGTGGGGAAACATATATCGCAAAGGAGACTATATAGGATTACACAAACATATGGATAATAAAAGTCATACAAAATTTCCATATGCAATAAGTGGCCACTATTTTGTACATTCCACACAACCAACTGCAACTACATTCTTTTTTAGAAATCATAAAAAAAGTCCACACGACTCTACTTTCAAAGAAGTAGATATTCCAAATATTCCTGGTGAAATTACATTATTTTCATCTTATATAGAACATGAATTCAAACAATGGGATGGTGATTTGAGAATTAGCTTGGCATTTGATATTAATAATCAACCAGATGCTGATATTGAATTATTAGAAAAATGGAAATTTATAAAAGTATAATATGAATTTTGCAATAAATGGTTCCTGTTCTAAAGGTTGTTCATTTTGTTTCACCAAAGAAGATGCTAGATTAAAACATACATTGGGTGAAATGAGTATTGATATGGCTGAAAAGCTAATAACTCATTACAAAATAAAAGATAATAGGGAAGAAATTACAATATTAGGTGGAGAACCTACTCAACATTCAAACTTTTCAGGTTTAATTGATTATATATTGTCCAAAGGCCTTAAAGTTAATTTAGTTAGTAATTTATTATTTGGAAATACTATAAAAGATTATCTAATTAATAATATTAGAAATATCAAATGGATGTTACCAAATGCAGCAGAATTGGATGAGAAAAATAGATTACCAATATTCAAAAAGAATTATTTAGAATTATATCATGCATACCAAAATACATGGGGATTTGAAGAAAGTCCAAGATTGTATTTAGCATTAACCATTTCATCGGATTGGGAAAAACGAAACATATATGAATATATTAAATGGTTATATTTGGCATTAGATGGTAAAGTAAATGCAATTCGTTTAGGAATAGATTTGACAGGAACATACTTACTTAATAATAAAGAATTGGGTAAAGAAATAACAAAGATTTTGAAGTTTGGAGAATACAATGATATTTTAATTACATCGGATTGTCAAGTTCCACCCTGTTTATGGGAAGGAAAGACAAAAGAAGCTGTATACGAAAATTCAATGGGATTTGCGACTTTCAAAATGGCAAATTATGATACGATTTGTGGATATATGCCATTGGATGTTTTTCCAGATGGTAGTTCCATTCATTGTTATCCGTTGCAAGACAAAGTAAAAATAGATAATGTATTAAATATTATTGGTGAAGATGCACCACAAACTTTAAGAGATACATTTGATAATCTATATATTGAAAACCATAAAAATTATACACTACCCACAATATGTCAGGAGTGCACATTCTACCCAAATGATTGTAATGGAATTTGTGGTGGATGTTTAGAAGGAAATTAGTTATGAAAAAAATATTCTCAGTCCCACTTAATCCAATGATTTCCGAAAAAGATTTCTTTGAAAAGTTTTATCCATTCTTACAAAAATATAAGGATTGGATTTACGACATTTATTTTACTTGTAGAGTACCACCATTTGGACAAGATGCAATGGGTTCGGTATTTGTATCGGAAGATAAAAAGACTTTATTTGATAACGCATTAATGATACAAAAATCTTTAGGTATTAGAATCAGTGCAACTTTCAATAATGTAAATATATCACCAAAGTATGACAATTATAAATTATTTGTTGACAACTTAAAACCTTTATACGATAGAGGATTGAGATGCATTACTATTCCACATGCACATTGGGTAGCAATGGGTTTACACAATGAGTTTCCTGAAATGGAAATTAAAAATACAATTCTTAGAAAGGTTGCAACCGGACAAGATTTTATCTATGCAGCAGAACAAGGATTTGACTATGTTAATTTAGATAGAATATTGATGAGAGATATTGAAGAATTGAAAAACATTAAAAGAGCACAAACTCACTTCTACGAAAAGACAGGTAAATATGTTAAAATATCTTTACTTACAAACGAAGGATGTTTGGGCAGATGTCCTATGATGGATGAACACTACTCTTATAATAATTTAAGAGAAGATAATGAACTTCCATATTTTAGACATGAAATATCAAAACATACTTGTGAATATAAATGGGAAGATGAGATTAACGCATTCTTTTTTAAGACGGGAACAATTCCACCATTTAAGAAAGAGTATGATGAGTTTTTAGATTATATTGATGTGTTTAAGATGCATGGTAGGGATAGTTTGAACAGGTTGGATGAAACCATTGAAATCGTATCAAACTACGCAGAAGGTAACGAAATACTTGCTAATGCATCGGAGATTTATTTGGATGGAATACCTTCGGAAGAATTGAGAGGTTGGAGAAATAAAATTAAAAAATGTAAATTTCAATGTTGGGATTGTAATTATTGTGAAATCGTTGCAGAACATAAAAAGAAAAAATAATGGACTTAATTGAACATATAGAAAAATCATTACATTGGTCTGATTTGGAAGTATCTAAATTAAGACAAGATGTATTAGACATTCCAGGAATTAGTAGTAACAAAGTTAAAATGTTTTTGAATAACCTTTGTAGTTTGCCCAATTCAACATATTTGGAAATTGGAGTATATAGAGGTTCAACATTTTGTTCAGCAATTTATGGTAATGATATAACAGCAATTGGAATTGATAATTGGAGTGCACCATTCATAACACCATCTAACCCAACACATAAAATGAATTCAATATTTAAGCAAAGGGCTGAAAACCCAAAGGATGAATTTTTGAATAATGTAAAAAAGTATGGTAAGGTAGAAAACATAAAAGTATTTAGAGCAAATTA